TTTAACCTTCCAGCAGCAGACGGAACATTAGACCAGGTGTTAACTACTGACGGTAACGGAGTTGTTACATGGGAAGACGCAGCCGGCGCGTGGCTTGATTCCGGCACCGACCTTTATATTTCTGCAGCTGGTATCACCGACAGTTATTTTGCAACCGCATTAACATCTGCAACACCAGTGGATCACACAATGCATGGTCAAGGTGGTTTGGGTACTGATATAGCAGGTGCTGCAATTACGATTGCTGGCGGTCAAGGTACCGGCACGGGAACAGGCGGAAGTATAATTTTCCAAACAGCATTAGCTGGGCTTACGGGATCTTCATTAAATGCACTGTCAGATGCATTAATAATTAATGAAGAAGGCCATATAGGACTAAGCAATACAGCCCATGCAAATTGGTGGTCTACTTTTGATGTACTAGAACTTGGTGATAGTAATGCAATATTTGGAGATATTAATAATGGATTATACTTAACTCAGAACTTATACTTTACAGGAGCAGGTTCTCCTAAAGCATATAACACTGGTGTTTCATCTTATGCTCAGGTTACCAATGGTAGGTTTAGAGTATTTACGGCTGCCTCAGTTGGTCAAGGGGGAACTCCTGCTTTTAATAATGGACTAACTATCGAAAATACTGGTGCGGCTGTCATAGATGGACTAGATATACAGCAAGACTCATTAGCTCTTACAGGTGCCTTACTTCTAGCTTCTGGATCTTCAACAGCATCAGCAACCAATGCATTAGCCATTGGATATAATGTAAATAGTCGAGGTCAAACCGCAATTGCGCTAGGATATCTAGCAGATGCAAAAGAAATTAATAATATAGCTATAGGCCTTTCTACTCAAGCAGGACAAACTAATGGCGGCACTGCTGAAAGTGGTGCTATTGCCATTGGTAATGCATCAAAAGCATATGAAGCATCTTCAATATCTATAGGTAATGCCGCAATATCGGGAGTTAGTGGTACAACTCTCGATCCAGGTGGCGTGGCGATAGGTTGGGGAGCTAAGGCTACTGGAATATATACCGTCGGCATTGGTAGAATAGCTGAAGCAACTATTGATTATGGTGTTGCCTTAGGTTACAGCTCAAATGCAAACGCATCTGCAACAGTAGCTCTTGGTAGAAATGCCACCGCACTAGAATCATCCAGTATTTCTATTGGTTATAATTCACAAGCTGGTCAAAATGCTGGTGCTAATGTTGAAATACAATCAATTGCTATAGGTTATTTGGCAAAGGCATTTGAGCGTGATAGTATTTCTATAGGTACAGGGGCTAATACTGGTCTTGACGGTACAACTAGTAATTCCCAAGGTATAGCAATAGGAACCGGCGCATTCGGCACAGGTTCAGCCGCTCTTGCTATAGGTGATGGTGCTAATGCATATGAACAAGCAAATATAGCAATAGGTGATGCTGCCCAATCTGGACAAATCTCTGGAGGTAACACAGAAAGAGACGCTATTTCAATAGGCACAGGGGCTAAGGCGTATGAATCCAATGGCATTTCTATAGGTAATGCCGCAATTACTGGTGTTAATTCTCAAACTGGATCACCTGACGCAATCGCAGTTGGAGTGGGAGCCAACGCGATTTCCGCACATTCAATAGCATTAGGTCGTGGTGCAAGTGCATCCGCAGCTAATGCAATAGCATTAGGTCGTGACGCTGTCGCCTCAGTTGCAAATAGTATGGCTATAGGTAGTAACACTTATCCAATTATAAGTATGTATCTTGGTAAAGGTTATACCTCTTCAATAATTGGATCAGCATATTTACGAGGCTCCGGCGGATTAGGAACAGATATCAATGGTTCTGGTATAGCAATAGTTGGTGGGCAAGGAACGGGTTCTGGTATAGGTGGACCTATAGACTTTTATACTGCCCTGGCAGGCGGCACTGGATCATCCCTAAATGCAATTACTAAACACATGACTATAGATCAGTCAGGTGAAGTATTAATTGAATCCGGAGTATTAAAAGTTGCTGAAACATCCGCTGATGCTGCACCAGGCGCTGGATACGGACAAGTTTGGGTTAAGAATACCACAGAAACAACTTTATGGTTTACTGACTCCGGGGACGTAGACTTCCAAATTGGCGGTGGTGGGTTAAGTGCAGGCGAATGGTCTGTAACAGGAACTGATTTATTACAAGTAACCGCGGCGTTAACTGATGTTTACTTCAGTGATGCAATTACTGATGCGACACCACTAGCACAAACACTACATGCCCAAGGTGGCACAGGCACAGATATTGCCGGCGCAGATTTAACTATTGCTGGTGGACAAGGAACAGGTACAGGTGTTGCTGGGGAGATACTATTCCAAACTGCAACAGCAGGCACAACAGGCTCATCTCTTAATGCGTTAGTAACACGTATGCGTATTGGTGAAGCTGGCGGCGTACTTATTAATGAAATTACAGATGCGGAAACTGATGTTGCTGGATATGGACAAGTATGGGTTAAGGACGATACACCGAATAAGTTAATGTTTACTGATGATGCGGGTGCAGATATTGCAGTAACCGGAACAGTAAATGACACAGTACAAACTACTGATGCAACTCAAACAACTCTCCAGACAATTGCAATACCGTCGGATGAAGAAAAAATTATAGTTGCAAGAGTACATGGGCATGAAGACGCAACTGACGACCATGTTTGGATGACACTAAATATTGGGGCAAAGAATATTACCGGTACTGCAAGTTTAGTTGGTGGTATTGATTCTGTTACTGGTTATGATGCTGGTGCAACAACGTGGGTAATAACAGCATCTGCTTCTTCTGGAAATATTATAATACAAGTTACTGGTGAAGGATCACACACCATTAACTGGCGAACAACTACGGAAATTGATTAATGACTGATATAAAACGAGATACAACTAATGGCTGATATAAAACGAGATACAACTAATGGCTCGATTGATACTGGAGGGGCGCGATTCCCGCGCGGTGGTACTCTACTTCACAGCCAATGGGACTTAGTTCACACAATAGACGATCCGAACGCATTCGGAACATCGTATGGTGATTTCTTTGGTGGTACATCATATGGTAATGCTGGTGCATCATCAGCAGTGTCGGGCGATTATATGATTGTGGGCGCGGCGTCGGAGGATGAAGCCGACGGTGCTAGTTCAGGTAAAGCGTATATATTTAATATTCATACAGGTAAATTAGCCCATGTACTAGACAACCCGAATGATTACGATACACCAGTTAGCGATAACTTTGGTTATTTTGTAGATATCAGTGGAGACAAATGTGTAGTTTCCGCGCACCTTGAAGATATTGCAAGTAATACCGCTTCGGGTGTAGTTTATATATTTGATGTTGTTACAGCTGAGCTATTGCTTACGATAGATAACCCAAATGGATATGGAACAAGTGCATATGATAGTTTTGGTGAAGCCGTTGCTATAGATGGTAACAACGTACTTGTAGGTGCCTGGCACGAAGACGATGTCGGCGGCACTGATTCCGGCAAGGCTTATATATTTAATGCTACAACAGGAGCATTACTCCAAACTTTAAATAATCCAAATGACTACGGAACAAGTGCAGGTGATAGATTTGGTAAGAATGTTTCAATAGATGGTAGCCATTGTATTGTAGGTGCAGAGCGCGAAGATATATTAGGAAACACTAGTTCAGGTGTAGCTTATATATTTACTGTATCAACTGGAGCACTTCTTTGGACTTTAGATAATCCTAATGACTTCGGGACAGCCGCATATGATAGATTTGGTCTTGCAGTATCGATATCTGGAAACTATGCCGTTGTTGGCTCACCATGGGAAGATGATGCATCATTCACTTCTGTTGGTAGGGCTTATGTATTTAATGTTACAACAGGAGCACTACTTTGGACTTTAGATAATCCTAATGACTTCGGGACTACTTATTATGATAACTTTGGTGCTAAAGTAGACGTAACTGGAGACTACGCTTTAATAAGCGCATGGTATGAAGACGATGCTTCTGGAAACCAGTCTGGTAAGGTTTATATGTTTAATGTTACAACTGGAGCCTCTGTACACACTTTTGATAATCCAAATCCATATGGAACATCACAACAAGATTACTTTGGTGGACTTATTTCAATATCAGATACACATGCTATTATAACTGCGTCATTTGAAGATGATGCCGGGGGCGGTAACGCTGGTAAGGCTTATGTATTTGCTCTAGATGATATTTACGAAACAGATGCACAAAGTTTATTAGCTTCGGTAGTATCTGTTGGTAATGGGTCAGGAATTGATGCGACTACTTTAAACGGTAAGTATGCACATAACTTTCTTCCACCAAGTGCGTTAGATAATTATGCGCCACTAGCAAGTCCTGCTTTAACAGGAAATCCAACTGCTCCGACTCAAACAACACTTGACAATAGTACAAAGATTGCTACAACGGCCTACGCTGACGCCGCTAGTGGCGGAGGATATTTTAAAGGAAATGGAATTGTATCAATTGCTCCTGTTGCAAGTGGCAGCAGCGCAGTGGCAATAGGAAGTGGTGCTGACGCTACACAGAACTTGAGTCTAGCAATAGGTGATAGTGCTTCAAGTACTGGAGGCCAGAGTGTCGCATTAGGATATAATGTAAGTACCTACGCTTTTGGAAGTATTTGCATTGGATATTCGTCTCAGGCAAAAGAATCAGATAATATATGCATTGGTAATCAAGCTAGTGCTGGTATCACCAATGGCGGGTCAACTGAGGGTGACGCAATCGCATTAGGTGACGGTGCCGATGCGTATGCACTTAGGAGTATAGCAGTTGGTTTTGCCGCAACCGCAGGCCACGCTACAATCACTGGACACGGTTACTCAACCACAATGGGTGCATATGGCATCGCCGCAGCATTTGGCTCAACCGCATTAGGAGCCAGATGTGAGGCGCATGGCGATTATTCACTTTCTGTGGGCTACGATTCCCAAGCAAAAGAAGGTTACAATATTGCAATTGGCTATCAGGCTTTTGCAGGGCAGACCAATGAAGGCGTAGCAGAACAATATGCAATTGCTATAGGATCCAATAGCGATGCTTATGAGGAGTACAGCATTGCGATTGGCTTCCAGGCAGTGGCAGGCAAACAATCTACATCTACTGATCCTAACGCAATTGCAATTGGTAGAGATGCGAAAGCTGATCAATTAGATTCAATTGCTATGGGCTATGGGGCTGAGGCTGAAGGAACAAGTACTATTGCATATGGTAGACTATCTCAAGCTAGGGAAGAAAAATGTATTGCAATTGGTCTTTCTTCACAAGCAGGACAAACCTTAGGAGGCACTACTGAAATAGATGCAATTGCTATTGGTGCTAATGCAAAGTCTTATAACATTGGCGGTGTCGCTCTAGGCGAGGGTGCTATAGCAGGTACTACTGGAACATCAGTTGAATACTATGCTATTGCAATTGGGCAAACCGCAGAGGCAACTAAGATTCACTCGATTGCAATTGGTTATACTGCTGATGCAAAAGGTGACGGTGCTATTGCAATAGGTGGCGGCACCACTACAGAAGCAAGAGAAGATTATGGTATTGCAATTGGTGTTGATGCTCAAGCAGGTACATCAAATGGAGGAGCGGTTGAAATTAACAGTATTGCAATCGGTCAGGGGACTGTGGCACAGCATAAATACTCAATTGCAATTGGTTATCAAGCAAAAGATGGCTCGACAGGTCAAGACTATGCCGTTTCAATAGGTTATCAAGCGCAGGCCGACCAAGACTATGCCGTTTCAATAGGTTATCAAGCAGCGGCTAGTTTGGTAGGCGAATGTCAAATAAGTACCGGTCCTACGCAAATTGACAGAAAAATTATTATCCAGGGTGATATGACATCTGCCTCGTTGACTAATATTGGAAATGCACCATCGGTTCCAACTGATATGACATGGACCTTTGTAATTAAGGTTGCAGCGTTCCAAGACACAACAGAAGATGCAGCAGGATATAAAATTGAAGGGTGTGTTAGTAACAAAAGTGGCACTACTGCCATTGTAGGTTCAGTTACAATAGCAGTCCTAGGTGAAGATGACGCGGCTTGGGATTGTGATGTCATTGCGTCGGGTTCGCAATTACAGGTCCGATTTGCAACTGACGGTACCGCAAACGCAGTTAATGTCCAGGCAATATATGATATTTGCCAGATAGGGGTTTAATAGGAGATAAAGATGGCTTTACAAATGGCACATACAACAGCGCACGGTATTGATTTACCGGCCGCTTATGTTAGAGTTGTAAGTTACAATGGAGATATTAATAATATCAACTGTACCGTTACAATTCATGCAGATCAAACTGCAAGAAATAATAATGACAGACAGGTAAGTTCAGAGCAAATTACACTTACTCCTCCAACAGGAGCAGTTGGCGCCGACTTAATTACATGGTGTTATGTTCAACTTAAATCTCAAGCTAGGTTCACCGCCGCGGCGGATGTGTAAAAATGTATATATCTAAGAAATTTATTTATATTCATATTCCAAAGAGTGGTGGACAGTCTTTGCTCAGAATATTTAATAATTCTAGTTTTCTACTCAGAGGCAGGCAAGTTAGGTTCCATCAATCTGTAGCGAACATTAATGCAGACCGATTAAAAGACAAGAAAATATATGCCGTTGTTAGAAACCCATGGGAATGGTATGTGTCCTGGTTTCATTATTTGAGAGATAACCCAAGTCTGAACAATGCTTTATATAAAGCAATAAGCGAAGATGGGGAAAATGATTTTGATAAATCAATGAATCGATTATTTGATATGATCGAAGAAGGCACTGGGGAACTTTCGGATGCATTTGATACAAAACTTGAAGATGTCAATTCTAGGCGACCATTACAATTTGTTGGAGACGACATGGACAGAATAACTGCCTGGGATTGTGGTTTACAATCTTATTATTTTCATTGGCTAGTATTCGGCAATAATGAAGTACATGATTTCTCAGATGTTGTAATAGGTAAACAAGAAAGTTCTAGAGAAGATGCAACAAAGTTTTTTGAAAGTCTAGAACTCATGAATGAAAGATTTAAGAAAAGATTGGCAAATCATAGAAGACTAAATAAATGTAAGATTGATACATCGGATTATCAATCCTATTATAGTGATGCATTGAGAGACCGTGTTGCTAAAAAAGAACAATATATTATCGAGAATTATAATTACTCGTTTAAGAGGGAATAGAAATGGCAGCAAAAGGTTTAGGCAAATCAAGAACATTAGAATTTGCAGGATTAATTGGAGTAAGTGTTCCTAGTCCTGTATATGAATATGATAGAATTCAATTCAATAAAGATGGTACACTTACTGTATTGGTGAATTTTTATCAAGATCAGGCAGCGTTTGATAATGGGGAATCGTCATTCCACACACAAAGCTATCAGGTCAGCGCGCCAGTAGCATTAGATAACTTAATTAATACAGAGCTAAAAACTTTAACTGATTTCGACGCGGCATAACATTATTCTTTAACTTAATAATTTATTTTGATTGGGTGTAGTTGGCTCAATAAATAAGTACAAATATTAAGTAAGGAGAAATTTAATGAATGTAGCGAAGGTAGTAAAGATAAATTTTGCAGCAGATATAGTTGATTATTCTGACACACCAATTCCGATTAGTGAAAAAGAGAATATGACACTTGGGTTTATGGCTGTGAATGCTCTTAATGCGTTAACAGAAGAAGACAAAGATATGTCAGCAGAAGACAAGATGCATCGGGCGGTCTTAAGTCTAGAAATATTTAAGGCTTATAAGAAGAATACCAATGGTGGTATAGTTGAAGTAGATTCGGAAGATGTAACTTTAATAAAAGTATTATTGAATCCTTTATATACACCATTACCATTGATGAGAGCATATGACATGCTCGACCAAAAAGACTAATTAATCAGTGTACAAGTCTTTAAGCGTATTAATACGTTTAAAGATATCATCAATTTTTAATGTAGCCCAGAAGCCTGGGTGCAATGGCTTTGGGTGCAATGGCTTAGGAATAATGTCAGAGTCTATCCAGGCGTATCCAACATGTTCGTGATTTAAATCCGGAGTAAACTCTTTCTCTACTATACAATAAAATGTATGGTAGCTAAAGAAATCTCCAGTGGCTGTAAACTTTTCAATTGGAATTAACTTAATAGACTCGGGCATGAAACCCATTTCTTCTGTACATTCGCGCTCGATTGCGTCAAGTAACGTTTCACCTTCTTCAATCTTTCCACCCGGTAAACCCCAATGCCCGTGATACTTCTTATCATCACGCATTAAGTAAAGGTGTCTTTTTGTATCTGCAGAGTAAAACCAAATACCAACAGCGTTAATTTTACTATCGTTATTCATTATAGAACGATACCCCAGTTTCCTCCAGGATAAATCCCTTCGTAACTTCGTTTCCATTCGCCAGCTAAGAATTTAAATTGTAATGATGTTGTTAAGTTAGCAACATAAACAGGAACAGCAGTGTCTTGGGCTGCAGAATTAAATGCAACTATCCAGTCAGTTCCATCGTATTCGATTATATCATTCTTTAATGCAGCTAACGGTGTACCACCACCTGTCCAAGCTACTGCGACATCTGTGTTACTAATGTTGCCAATGTCATCTACTAGCAGGTAACGCTGGCCTGTTACAGCGGCAGGAAGTCCAACACCTGGCCCACTTTCAAGTGGATCAATAACAGCATCAACTGGAGTTTCTGTGTTGCTAGGCAACGTGTCAGTGTCAACTGTGAATAATAATATGCCTGGCTCTGAAGGATGGTACGCAACGGTACCAATAATGTCTGGCTCGCCTTCTACTTCAGACTCAAGTCTTATTTGTGAGATGCCATCGTTTAACGTGCCGTACTCGTCAACAACTGCTCTCCACGATATGTCGTTGTCTTCTGGATTCGGCAGTGTTTGAATATCACCATTGTCGCCCGGTTCCGCTTGTGGAAGAATACGTAGTTCGTTACCAAGTAACAGTACTTGATAACCGTGTGGTGTAATTCTAAGTCTAGTTCCTAGTAGTATGTTATCGCCGTCAATTGCGTCTACATACGTGCCTGCATCATCGTATATGCTGGCAATAACTTTATGAATAACACCTTCTTTAGTAACACGAGCTGGAGGACTAATCCAAATCGGTATGTTAAATTTTAGGGTCGCAATATCTATGCTATCATCGGCATTAGGTACCTGACGTGAACTCCAGTTAACATCATCTAGGTTAACAACACTTAAACTAGTCCAGTCTAAATAATTATCTGTTGACTGTACTTCTAAGGACGGATTAAAGAGTGTTAAAATTTGTTCCATTAACTGAAGCTTCATGTTTGTACTAGAAGTCCATACGTCTAACTTCAATCCAAGTACATAAGGAACTGGCATTTGACGTTCTAGGCTAAATGCATTGCCCTGTGTTGTTTCAAACGATTGCGCGTCCTCGTCCCACTCACGTTGTTTAACTTGTTTACGATCTATGAAGTTTGGTTCTTGAACACGTGGACGATCATATTTTAATGAGTCAATGTAAAAAGACATTGTCGGTGCACACGGAATATTGTTTGCTGAGTTTTCCTGCAGAATAATTTGTGCTTGTCTACTTGCATCACCATAACGTATAGGAACACGTATAAGAGTTGGATAGCCTGCATCATCCAGAGCACCTTCTACTTCAAAGTTGCTAAACATTCTAGCGAACTGTAAAAGGAAACGTCTAATTTGTTGGTCGTAAAAGAATTGCATAATTAATTATCTTTCTTAGGGTCTAGCAAATCGCTAAGTGATTGTCTACTTGGAACATCACCGCGATCTGTTGTACTAATTGTATCTGTGTTATTAAAGAATTGACTACGTTGTGTATCACCATCTAAGTACAAGTCTGTTCTTACGTTGTCTTCTATCTTAACCCAGTTACTACCATCGTACCTAAACAATCTATTAGGCACGTAGTCTAATCGTAACACATAGTCACCATCATCTGGATTAGT